TGGACAGCGTACACTGGACGACCAGGAAGCTAGAGATCTGTTTCAACAACTGAAGGCAAGTGGATGGCTGAAAAACCAATCACAAAAGCAAAACGTGGGCGACCTCGAAAGAACCGACCTCAACTGACCGAAGTACCGAGCCAGTTCGAGGACAACGAAGAATTTGGCATAACCGAAATGCAGAGCGCCTTCGTATTCTTTTATACCGAAGGCGCGTGTGGGCAGACCGAAGCAGCGAGGAAGGCTGGCTTCAGTTTCCCGGCTGCTGCTGCGAGCAAGATGCTCAACGGCAAAGACTTCCCCAACGTGACGAGAGCGGTGAGGATCGCGCAGGACGAAATGCGGGAGAAGTATGCCATCACGCCAGAGAAGACTGGCTCGATGCTGTGGAAGATCGCGGAGACGAGCTTCGAGAACGGCGCGTACAACGCAGCGGTGAGCGCAATCAAAGAATTGAACCAGCTTGCAGGTTTGACGATCCACCGCAGCCAAAACCTCAACATCAATGCGAACATCGACCAGATGACCAAGGACGACATCAAGGCCAGGCTCAATCAACTGCTGGGCGTGCAAGACTCGCTCGATCCGAAGGATCGGTGACAGGGGGGCCGAGAGAAAGGGGTGAGCTAAACCTCAAAAAGACCCTCTCCCTCTCCGAACCCGCAAAATCGCCAAAAAAGCCAAAATTTGGCAAAAATGACTCAAGTTATTGATTTGTTTGCGGTTTTTTGCAATAAGCTGCAACTGTTTGCACACCATCGAAGGTCGCCCCGTGCTCACGGGAGTAACCGTCCGCCTGCGTGACCTGCGCGTCAGACGCAAACATCGCGTCAGACGCACGCACAGCGCCTCTGACAGCCGCAGCCGCGCGATCAATGGGTCTCTATGGGTCCAGAAAACGGGCCTGAAATCGCGTGTATGGCGGACCCCTGGCACCCCCTGTGTGCGAGCCGCGCGGTCGCGCATTGCTATAGCTGAGTTCAGTACACTCAGCGCCCGAAAAATCTCAACGGAAAGTAGGAACCCCCAGCACCATCGGCAGGAGTGACCGATTGCGGGGCAGCACTGGGGATTCCTGTGCGAGTCGGTGTGGAAGTGATCACCGCTCCCTGGCGTTTCTATCACATTCCGCTACTATCCGCGAATGGCTGACTCTAGGAACAAAGGCGCTGCCTTCGAGCGCGACATTTGCAAACGCCTCAACACGTTTTTTGTGGACGAGGGCATTGATTTGTCCGTTAAGCGCAACCTGGACCAGTATCAGGCCAAAGATTTGTGTGACATCGAGCTGCCTGGCTTCGCGATTGAGTGCAAGGCGTATAAATCTGGCTGGTGGCATCTTGCCGCCTGGTGGGACCAGGTGTGTGAGGCGTGTGGTGATAAGACACCCATACTGGTTTGGAAATTCAACAACAAACCTATCCGCGTAACTCTCCCCCTCCACGCCATAAATCAGCACTTGCCGGTTAATAATTCCTCGGTAGCGGTAATTACATTTGAAACTTGGCTTGATATGCTGCGACGAGACTTTGATTTTATGAGGGCAACTCGTGACATCGCGTGACGTAGACATCTTTGGCTACAGCCTCGGCGGTTCTGTCGGTGAGATGATGAATCCGGTGGAGCGGGAGTTGTAATGGGTTTTTTCAGACGTTTACTGAAGCAGGCTCAGACAGACAAGTTTGGTTTTTACAGTCAAGCAGAAGAAATTGCTCTAAATGCGCCTCAAAAGAAGATGCGCGGCGATGATGCTCGCCGAATGTTCCAGAAAAAGGGCGTCAGTAAAAAAGAGTTACAAGAATTAGATTTAGACGAGCTTTTTCAACAAGATCGAGTCACCCAAGACGAGATCCTGAAGGCTATTGATGAAAACCGGATTGAGTTTACCGCTACTGAGTACAAAGGCTCAGCGCCGAGCAACATCGGTTACGACTCTGAAGTTTTGAGTTTTGAAGAAGCAAATCAACAGTTTTATTTCGAGTCGGACGATGGCAGGAAGCTAACGTATTTTCCGTTTCGCGAAGCGCGTGATGGGCGGTTTGGCGTTTTTGCAGACCGAAATAACCCTGATGAGGTTGTTGGAGTCTTGGATACTGGCCCAGACGCGACAAATTTTGAATTTGTAGGCGAAGTTACCGAAGGAATGCCGGTTTTTCGTGAAGGAAGCACTGATGTTATTGGTCGTGTAAAAAAAGAATTTGATGCTGACGGTGCTGGGATCACCGAGATCATGGAAGACGAGGATTTGGCGCGGGACGCTTTGAACGTAGGCTACAACAGAAACGAAAACATTCTCAGCTACATCATGGATGAGGATAACGAATCTATCCGTGACTTTCTCTTTGAGGGCGCGAGCCTAGATGTCTTGGATAGCACTGACAAAGATATTTTGTACGATGCTGCTTATTTTGACATGGAGCAGCAGTATTTGGATCAGCCGCAAGAGCGAGTCACGGCAACCGTAGACGGCAATCCGACGCCTTACTCTATGGTTGGTAATGAAGAATATGGATACTACTTACCAGGATCAAGCGATCCACGCTTACTTCGAGAGGGACGAAATTTCTTAGATGACGAGGTGCCGGGCCAAGAAGAGGCAACGGTACAGTTAAGCGCGGCTCTGGAGCGATACGAAAACATCTCTGAAGGTGGAAAGGGAAATTTACGCTGGGAAGATCGAACCTTGCCGGGGGGAGACAACCCAGTCGAAACGGTTTTTCAATTGAAATTGCCCGAATTGAAATTCAGCGAAGGCATACATTATCCAGACGATCAAAACCAAATTTTCCATGTGCGAACAAAAGATCGAAAAGATAGAGACGGCAAGTTAATACTGTACGTTGAAGAGTTTCAATCCGATTGGGGTCAAACAGGTCGAAAAGAGGGATTCAAAGACCCCGAAACAGTCGAATATGCTGAGTCAAAGGCCAAAGATGAGTTAGAGGGTCTTTTTGATATTTACGAAGGAATAAAAGCAAAAGACAGTTTCAGACTGCCTAGTTTTATCGATGAAACCGCTCGCGCACTCAGCGAGCCATACAACATAAGAGATGTCAGTCCCGCCGATAGCGTAAAGTTTGGCATCCGTTCCAGGTCGATGGAAAGAATTAAGTCGGCTTTGGACGATTACCGCGACGAGATGAAAACGACAGCAAAACAATTGCGCGGCGACGCAATTGTAGACAGCTTTTCTGTCGATGAAAAAAAAGCGGCGTTGAAAAAAATTTACGAAGATGCTTTCAACGACGGTCAGCGAAGCCAAAATTTTTATTTACCAGAGGCTTTGAAATATCGCTTACTAAAAATTGAACAGAGTGGTGCATCTTTTCCGTCTGATCCTACTTTGGTTAGACAAACCATATCGGACTATGTTGATACAGATGATTTGCCCGGTATAGACAAAAAAATTAAAGAATTCAGCTCTCCAGGTCTCACAAATGCGAGTTTGCAGGCGGTTGCTGATTTTAATAAAGAATCTTTTGGTCGTTTGTTACAACGTTTCGATGCCGACAGCTATGGAAAAGTAAATAGAGACTTGAATCAACAAGCCTCAAAACTGCTTGAAAACACGCTCGAACTAGAGGGTCTTCCAAGAGACGCGATGCGGCGTTTAGAAAAGGCTTACAACAATTTTTCTGTCGATGAGCGAGCAAAAAAAGGCGGAAAGATGGTTAGTCCCTACTCGTCTTTTGTCGAAAGAGCGCCTTTTGTTACCGACACTGAAAGTTGGAACAACTTGGGCATGAAATACATTTTTGATAGAGCATCGAGAGAGGGTTATGACGGCGTAGCGTTTACGCCTGGCCAAGTTCAAAAAAACAGATGGGGCAAAGATGGTCTGATCACAGCCTATGACACGGTTATACCGTCTTCTATAAAAAAAGTTTTTAACCCATCCGAATCTCCAAGGAGTAAACCTAAAGGTAAAACCATTACGGTTGACGATGCTAAAGGGGTGCCGCACGAAAGCCGAGTGTTTTATCTAGACGAACCCACAAAAGACGGTCAAACAATTGGAGAAAAAGCAGCTAAAAGACGCGCCATGTTTACGGTGCCGCCAGCAGGATTAGCGACTCTTCAAATGCTTTCACCAGAACAAGCGCAGGCACAAGAGCGAAAAGCACAAGAGGCTGAGACAATGATGGTCGAACCTGAGCGTGCTGAGGGCCGAGGCATCATGGCTTTAGGTGATGCGCTGCGAGGTGCAGGTGAGGTCGGTTATGAAGCTCTTTCGGATCTTTTAATTGAGCCACTGGCGGGTATGGCTGGAGCAGAGGCTGCATTTGAGATGGGCGGAACGCCTGAAGAGGTTGAGGCAGCGCGAAAAAGGGCGTCTGCGTTGATAGATTTTGAAACGCAAAGTCCTACGGGACAGCGGTATAAAGAGGCGTTGAAATCAGGAATTGGGTCTGTAGGGAGTTACCTCATGGAAGACACTCAGTCGCTTGACCCCGTGCAATTTGGTTTTCAGAAGCTTTTGGTGCCAGCGAGCGAGGCGGTTACAGATGCTGCGCTTGGGATTATGGCCCTCGATCCACGCGATACGCCGGAAATGGAAAAGATACGCCAAGAGGCGGCTAGGCCTGTGGTTGAGGCGATTCAGCCGATTTAAGACCTCGCGTCTTCTTCCACATCCGAATAATATAATCCGCTTCAGGTCCAGCGTCATGCTCTGTATCGAGCACATGACGAAAAAGCTTGGTGGCTTTGGGCGAGTCAACGTCATGCATCATCCTGAAAGCCGCCATATCCAGGGTCTCGAAGTATTTATCCATCAGTCTTTCTCCTGGTGCGTGGTGCAGGTTTTTTGGCCAGCGCGTCTCTGATCTCGGTGAGCAGCCGCTCGATGCTGGCGAGGTAGT